CTTTTCTGAAGCGTGCTCTTATACACCACAAAAACAACAGGGATCTGCCCCCTTCGCCTCTTCATACTTAGATTTTCACTGGGGATCTCTAGTCCCCCTCACCTGGAACTTGGTGACGATGTGGTACGGGTCGTACCTAAACATGGCTCGGATGCTCTCGATTGTTGGGAACCTTGACATCTGGACGAAGTCAAGATACACTCCCCACTTGTACTCCATGTCCTTGGAAAGCTCATCGGAATCGCGGACAAATTCGGTCATCAGTTGGTCAGATGTGATTTTGCAATGGGCAGTGTGCTGCAGGAACACCTCCTTCAGGAACTCATAGGCGGTCGAATTGCTTCCCATGGTATCGATCGCGAGCCCAATCAACTTGTGGGCATACTTCAACGGGGTCATCTCCGCTTTCCAAAGAGTAATCTTTCTATGATAAACGGCAGTCGGTCTTTTTGGGCCCTCTGGGGTGAAGTATCTCTGGAGGAACTTGTGCTTGCTTCCTCCACTGATCTGGTCGCTCTCATCGAAGGTCGTGTAGGGGTTGTCCGTCGTAATGATACTCTCGGGCTTGATGGTCTGCTTATGAACCTCCTTGAGGAAGTCTATGAACTTCTCATGAGTCACTCGATGACCGATACTCTCCAAGTAGTTCATGAGGTAGTCATCACCAGCTGCCCCGAAACACGTCGCCTCCACGAGGAAGCGGAAGTCATCCTTGTCCTTGCTGATCGACATGAGGAAGTGGTACCACATAAGGATCATGTGGAGAGTGTTGAAGCAGCTCGTGTTGTAATCACCCGAAAAAAGAGTTCCCACGACGGCACGGTACAGGTCATTGAACCACTTAACAATATGAGACGCTGTAAACATCGTCAACCATATTATCACTGTCTCAATGACCCCTTTGTCGCGGGAATCCTCGGGCAGGAACCGGAGGGCAAGAGAACACATCAGGACAAGGCTGGAGAACTGGAAAGATTGATCTTTCTTCCCGACGTCACCCGTGCACCACACCCTTCGCTTGCCGTCATCGAACTTGAAGTGCTCCTTGAACTTGTCCCAGCCGCCGTTTCCCCATCCGAAGCCGATGAAGTTCGGCCCATTATTGCTCGTGACGCTGTGGACTCCAAAGTAGACGAGGAAGCTCAAGAGGTACTGGAGAAGGTTGACCACAAAGAAAATACGGGTCTTGTCTTTGTCGAAATCTTCCTCACTGAACTCGATCTCGTCACTCCCCAACTTCCCCTCAACCTTAATATTGGTCTTTGCAATCGGATAAGGGATGAGGTGGATCGGTCGCTGCTCTGGGTACTCATCGACGAAAGACCTCACGTTGTCGAGCGTCTCCGTCAACATGAGGACGGCCGCCTCCTGTTGGGCTCCCTTTTTCCCATTCGGGTCGATGACGTACTCAACATTCTCGATCTTGGCGACGACACGCTTCCTGACATTCAAATGCCCAGCTGCCTTGGTCTTGTCAATGCGAACGCGTCTCAATCCGGAGTAGGACAGGTCGAAATGGAAGGGGGTCTTGGTGTTCATCCCCAGCTGCGCCATAGCAAAACAGAACGCTTTGGCGAAGGCAGACGGGTCTCGGATGTCTGGAAACATATCCTCCTTGGTCTTACTGATGCTCATCATCGCCTTCCCGAATCCCACCGGCGTGGCTGCGGTCAACCACATGGCTTTGGATCCTCTAGACACCTCTCCTTTTGAGAACTTGTCGGCGAAACTCTGACTCTCGAGAAACCATCCTTTAGTCGGTCCCTCCTGATAATCAAAGTCTCCCATCTGGGGAGTGGGGAAGATGGCCATGCTCTGGGTGTTGAAGAGGCCTTCCCCCTCCGGAACGAGGGCGGCAAGGGCTATCTTCTCCAAGGTTCGGAAAGCGCCCATCCGGTCACTCAGGGGGATCTCTCGTTCCTGATAGCCGTACTTCCCTCTCTTATCAAGCTTATACACTCGATAAATCCTGAAGATCTGGATGAGGGCAAGCACCTGAGCACTCGCTGGCCCATCGGCTGGGGTTGACACGGTCACGAGAGGAGGAGCATCGTCGGCCATCCCAGCACATCGCACGGAAACGAGACACGAGCGGTCTGGACCTGGTTCAGCCCGAAACCTGAAGAACTGCGCGTGCCCGTCCATAGGGATCCGCCAAATCTTCCGACAAAAAGGGTTACACGCTGTCGCAACCTTCTTGAGCTGCCCAATCTTTGCCGTGATGAATCTGGAAGTTGTGTCAAAGTACCGTGAATCAAACATATACCACTCGTGGCAGTAAATGAG